GGCGTGTGTTTTTTTCCGTGTTTTTATTCGATTGGGTGGCGTATGGTTCGAGGGCGTAAGAGAACACCAACAGAAATTGCGCGTTTGCGTGGATCGGCTAAAAAAGACCCGCAGCGTATCAATCATAATGAGCCACAGCCGCAGCGGAAAAAGCACCGGAAACCGGCATGGATAAAAGACAAACACGCGAAAGAGGCCTACACGTATTATGTTAACCTCTTAGATGAATTAGGCGTCGTAACTGTAGCCGAGCGGGTAGCAATGGAACAATTAGCCGTAGCCTATGCAAATTGGAGGCGGTGCCAAGAGGCCAGCGACCGGGAGGGAATAGTCGTAGATGGTAAGCGCAACCCAAACGATATAGCCGCGCGTGACTGGTATGACCGCCTATTAAAAATATTAGTAGAATTCGGCCTTACACCGTCGAGCCGTACGCGGATAGTCGTAAACAAACCGTCTGAGGCCGTTAAAGCCATCAACCCCCGCCAGCGATGACCGACAAAACAACTAAACGCTGGATATTCAACGAAGCCGACGAAAAGGCCGCAGCGAATGGCTATTTTATTGAGGAAGAACGCGGCGAGCATGTTTGTAATTTTATAGAATCCCAACTATGCCTATATGAGGGCGATTATGCCGGCAAGCCTATTCGGCTTATGGATTGGCAGGTAGAGATGTTTTATCGGCTGTTTGGCTGGGTATCTCACAGCGAATTCTACGATAGAACGATTAGACGGTTTCGGATTGCTAGCGTATGGCTACCAAAGAAAAACGGGAAAAGTCCAACCGGCGCCGCCGTAGGTTTATACCTAATGGCTGCGGATGGTGAACCCGGCCAACACATTTACAGTTGCGCTCGCGATATGAAACAGGCGCGGATTGTACACAAAAATGCTTGCATGATGGTGGAGCAATCGCCGGCGCTTAGCCAAGTTTGCATGATTAACAATTCAACGGGCGTTATTAGCTATGAGCCGACGCATTCAAACTATCAAATTGTTGCCGGTTCTAACCATCAATCGCTAGAAGGGTTAAACGGTTCTACTATCGTTGATGAAGTCCACGTAGTAGACAGTAGAACGGCGCACGCAATAGAACACGCCGGCATTAGCCGTAGCGAATGGATGCGTTTTGAAATATCGACCGCCGGTAATAATCTCGTAGGCTATGGCCGTAAACAATGGGAATATGGCGAAAAGGTAAACGCGGGCGAGATAGACGACGACGAATTCTTTTTTTTAAAGTATGCCGCCGATTCTACGCTGACCGATGATGAGCTGATGAGCCCCGAAGTATGGAAAACGGCTAATCCGTCAATGGGGACGATCATCAGTGAGGCCGAGTTCAAAAAGTCGATGACGCGCGCGCAGCGTAGCCTGACCGACTGGCAAAACTTCAAAATGTACCGGTTGAACATTTGGTCGACGTCGTTTAGTCCGTGGCTTAAAAAATCAGATTGGGATAATTGCCGAGTTATATTTGACGAAGACGAATATTTAGGGCGCGAGTGTATCGGAGGCCTAGACTTGAGCCGTACCCGCGATATGACCGCTTTCGTGTTAGTGTTTGATGAGGGCGGCGGTAATTACGCCTGTTTGCCTTATTTTTTCTACCCAGAAACAGCCGCAAAAGAAAACGACCACTTAGCCCCATATTTACAATGGGCGGCTGATGGTTACCTAGATTTGATACCTGGCGACGTAATCGACTACAACACCGTAGAAAATCGCATAGCCGAGTTAGCCGAAAAGTTTATAATTACCGAAATAGTGTACGACCGCTTATTTGCTGAAGATTTAACCACGAGGCTAGAAAATCAGCTGGGTTGTTTAAAAACAAACTTCCCACAGACGATCATGCACTTTGCGGGGCCTACGGCCGAGTTAGAACGATTAGTTATTAGCGGCAATTTGCGCCACAACAATAACCCGATTTTGAATTGGCAAGCGCAAAACGTCACAATTAAAACCGATCCAAACAACAACAAACGGCCTATAAAACCCAGCAGCGACAATCCGGCAAAGATTGACGGAATGGTAGCCCTAATAATGGCACTTGGTAGAAGCATTGCGGAAGCGGAACCGATGCCTACTTACGATTATTACGACAATAACCCGATCGAGTTAATGTAAATGCAACAAACGTACATTATCAACCCCGGCCAAGACGCGCGAGCAATCGAAAACCCTAACATCCCGCTGAGCAGTCCCGAAATATGGAACGAGGTTTTCGGCGACCAGACGACAAGCGCGGGTATTACGGTCAACCCGCAAAAGTCGTTAACGATCGGCGCAGTGTTTCAGGCGGTAAACCTAATCAGCGGGGACGTGGCAAAGTTACCTCTAAACGTTTACCGGCGCCGGCCTGATTTAGGCGTTAAAGGCCGCGAGGTTGACGAAGCTCACCCAGCGCAAACGCTCGTAAAATATCGCCCTAACGCTGAAATGAGCGCGTTCAAGTTCTGGCGGCGGTTAATGACTCACGCGCTTATATGGTCTAACGCCTACGCATTGATTGAGCGTGACCCAATGGGCAACCCTATCGCTTTGTTTCCGCTGTTGCCGGATCGTACAGCACCAGCCAGAACAAAAGACGGCGTTTTATATTACACAAGCGAGATAGACGGCGAATTACACGGCTTTGCAGCGTCCAATATTCTACACATCGAACAAATCAGCATAACGGGTGAATCAGACTGCCAAATGGTTTACAAAGCCCGCGAAGCGTTCGCGCTAGCGTTGGCGGCCGAGCAGTTCGCGTCTAAATACTTCCGTAACGGTGGCCGAATCGGTGGAATCTTAGAAGTGCCGCCTGGCATGACTAAACAAGGAGCCGATAACCTAGAGAGCGGCTTTCGTAAAACATACGATCAGTTAGACGCGGCGTTCAAGTCAGTAATTTTGCGAGACGGTGCCAAGTTCCATCAGGGACAATTCACGCCGGAACAAACTCAAATGTTAGGCGCTCGGCAAGAACAGGTAAAAGAAATAGCCCGCTGGTTTAATATTCCACCGCATAAGCTCGGCGACGACTCAAAAGCGTCTTATAACAGCCTCGAGCAGGAAAACCGAGCCTATCTAAACGGCTGTTTATCGCATTGGCTAAAGACTATCGAGGCTGAATGTTACCTAAAATTGTTAACGCCCGCCGAGCAGGAACAAAACAGCCGATTTATAGAGTTTAACGTTGCCGCGTTAGTAGCCGCCGACATTGCGACACAGTACGGGATATTCAGAACGGGTATTGAGGCCGGTATTTTGTCACCTGACGAAGTCCGAGCTATGCAGAACCTAAACCCACGGCCTGACGGTCTGGGGTCTAAGTATTTACGGCCTCTGAATATGGAATACGCGGATCAGGAACCAGAACCGCAAGAAACACCGGCAGAAATGGAGCCAGCCGAGCAAATCGTCGAAGAATCAGACGACGACTTACGATCCACAGCCAAAACCGTATTAGATGACGCTGTAGAACGATTTACAGCCTATTTAGTACGCAAAGTGAACCGAGAAGCAAAGCAAAAAGCCGCCGGCCGCTTTGTTAACTGGTTAGAGGTAGGCTATCAAGACGAAATAACAGGCTTGCACAAAGAAATAACGCCGGCCGCTATGGTTTATGCTGGATTAACACAGCGCGACGCAACCGAACTAATCGAAAGCATAACCAAACGCCTGTTTTATGGGTTATCGGCCGAGATAGAGCAAGTGTTAAACACGGCAGACGGCGATCAGATGCGCGCGGCACTATCAGCCGTTACCAAGTCATTTAAAACTAATGTAATCGCGTTTTATAGCGAGGTGATAAAGTGAAAAAACAATTTCCAAACCAACGAGCCGTGAGCGTAGAAACACGGGACGACGGAACTAATGTAATTAGCGGCTATGCGGCCGTCTATCATCGAGCAGACGACGCGGGGACACAGTACGAACTCATGCCAGAATATTTCGAACGCATTAAGCCGGGAGCGTTTGACCGCGCACTAGCTGAAGGCCAAGACGTTAGGGCGTTATTCAATCATGATCCTAATCACGTGCTAGGCCGTTCAAAATCTGGAACTTTAAGAATGACCGCCGATAGTGTCGGTTTGCGTTACGAGGTAGACCTACCCAACACGCAAACAGCGCGCGACTTAGCCGAAAGCGTGAAACGTGGCGACGTTAGCGGTTCGAGTTTTGCTTTTAGTGTTACCAAAGAAGGCCAAGAAATAGAACGATCCAAAGACGGCAACACCTATCGAAACATTAAGGACGCTAATTTATATGATGTGTCTGTTGTAACCTATCCCGCGTACGAATCGGCTACTAGCGGCATTAGAACCGCCGAGAATGTAGAGGAAGCACGCGCAGCGCTTGAGCGTTGGGAAAGCGAGCAAAACGGGGCTATTGACGCCGTTAGAGTGAAGCTAAGAAAAATTAAGTTTGACCTAGAGGGCTAAATACCCATAATTAGAAACGTCGGCGAAACGCTAAGAAGTAACCGTCACCATAAATAAAGTGAAACCGCAGAGGCTGTATCTTTATTGCTCAAACAGGCAATATAGGTGCAGCCTTTTTCAATGCACCTAATAAACGTAATTTATAAAGGGTGCATATTATGTCTATCGACAAAATGCAAGACTTGCAGGAAGAGCGCAACCGCTTAGCCTCGCAAATCCAAGAGCTTGGCGAACGTCAGGCCGACTGGTCAGCAGAAGACCGCGAAAAATGGGACGTTCTGAATTCGGAATATGACCGAGTTGACGAAGAACGAAACGCAACACAGGAAGCGCTAAACGTAGCCGCTAAACTCGACGCCCTAAAAGGTGCCGAAGAGCGCGCAAACTACGAAGCAGAAAAAGCCGGAGACGGCCGAGTTACCGAAGCTGTTAAACGTGACGCCATGCGAGCATGGGCATTGTTCCAATCTGGGGTTAACCTCAGCCCTGAACAACGCGAAGCCGCTCACCGTTGCGGGGTCGATCCTCGACAAAGCTATTTTGAATATAACCTACGAAGTAACGCGCCGCGTTATTCTCACAACGGTTACGGAAAAGAGCTACGAGCGCAGGCCACTAGCCCAGCATCAGCCGGGGGTAACTTGATTCCTGAAGGTTTTTCAGCCGCTCTTGAACAGGCTTTGCTTCAATACGGCGGGATTCGTCGAGTTGCTAACGTTATGCGTACGGCTTCCGGTAATGATTTACCAATGCCAACCGTTAACGATACTAGCAATAAGGGCGCTTTGCTTGCTGAAAATACTCAGGTTTCAGAGCAAGACGTCACCTACGGTAGCGTGACGCTTGGGGCCTACAAACTGACCTCTAAGCTTGTGCGTATTTCCTCCGAGTTGATGCAGGACAGCGCGTTTGATATGGGAAGCCAGCTAGGTTCCCTTATCGGCGAACGTCTCGCACGTGGAGCGTCAGATTACTTTGTTACTGGTACCGGTTCTAGCGAGCCACAAGGTGTAGTAACTGGGTCGAGCTTAGGCGTAACAGCCGCAAGCGCAACCGCTGTAACTTTTGATGAAATCATCGACCTAATCAACAGCGTAGACCCAGCCTATCAGGCGTCAGCATCTTTCGGCCTTGCAATGAATAACAGCACTAAGGCCGCTATTCGCAAGTTGAAAGATTCTAACGGTCAATACCTGTGGCAAGCTGGATTAACTGCAAGCGACCCCGATACCATTCTTGGAAAGCCTGTAGTCGTTCTACAAGAAATGGCAGACATCGCTACCGGCGAAAAAACCATTTTGGCTGGCGATATGTCTAAATTCGTTATCCGCGACGCGGGCCCGGTCAGATTGGCTCGTATGGATGAACGCTACAGAGACTACGACCAGACCGGATTCGTAGCCTTTGCACGTGTCGATTCTATCGTGATCGACGCAGGCACTAACCCAATCAAACACTTGATCCAAGCGTAAGGGGTTAGATATGAAGGTTGAGCTGTTAGTTAGTCGCGCCGGCGTTGGTTTTACGCAGAATTGCGGGGACATAATCGACGTAAGCGACGACGAAGCGCAGCGCCTCATTGATAGCAATCAGGCAAAAGCTGTTAGCGGTCGAAAGGCCGCTAGCAGTAAGCCTGCTATTGAGGCCGCTGTTAAAAAGAAGCCACGAGCGCGAAAGCGAAAGCCGGTAGATGAATAATTACGCAATAAAAACAATTACAGCGGCGACAGACTACCCGATAGATAGCACCGAGGCGAAGGCTCATATGGCTATTGATGACAGTACGTTTGACACGCAGATAAATGATTTTATTACAGCGGCAACGGCTTACATTGAAAACCGTACAGGCCGCCAAATATGCACGGCAACCTATGAATTGATTTTAGATAGGTTCCACAGTGTAAACGGTCGAATTTATCTACCAAAAGGCCAACTGCAAAGCGTAACCAGTGTTAAATACAAAGACGGCGACGGGGTGGAGCAAACCCTAGCGAGTTCCGAATATATCGTAAGCGATAGCCGAGAGCCGGCGTTTATAGAGCCAGCATATTCTAAAAGCTGGCCTACCACGCGGTTAGAATCCGACGCTGTCAGGGTTCGCTTTGTTTGCGGTTATGGGGACAGTGACGTAACGCCCGAAGCTATAAGTCAGGCGGCGTTATTGTTAGTAGCCCATATGTTTGAACACCGTGAGGCGGTTGTATTTAATGCCAGCCCGCAGGAAGTGCCGATGGCTGTAGAGGCCCTGATTAACCAATACCGTTTAGGAGACGACTACACGTGGTACGATCAGGAACGCTAAGGCACCGCGTGCAATTGCAAAGCCGAGCGACAACAGTAGACGACGCCGGCCAGCACATAGGCACGTGGTCAACTTATCGCACATGCTACGCCGAAGTTATCGACAAAGGCGGCGCGGAAAAGATACGCGGCCAGCAGGTAGACGCTACGGTTTCGCATGTAGTGCGGATCAGATACCCACAGGGCACGTTTCCAACGCCAGAAAACCGCGTTGTTTACGATAGCCGAAATTTACACATTGAAAGCGTACAACGTCGAGACACGCACGAGCGCGAAGTCTGGCTGTATTGTCGGGAGGATGTGTGATGGCTGTAAAAGAAAATATAGGCTTTAACGTCGATATGGACGTTGACCAGTCCGACCTAAACGACTTTTACAAACGATTAAAAGCATTAACGCCAAGCCTACGGCGCGAGGTGGAGCGTAAAGTTATTACAGCAGCGGGTAGCGGTTACAAGTCCTACCTAAAGAAAGAGACACCGATGAGCCGCAAAACCGGAACATCAAGCAAATGGAGCGCATCGACTAAGGCAAAACGTGGAGCAACAAAAGACGCCCTTAAACGTTCGGTAATTGCTAAGAAATCTACGAAATGGAACGATCCAAACAAGTGGCGAAAGGCTGGCGTTATCGGCGTTACCGTTGGCCATGCTTACAGAAATAACGACGTTATAGGGCCACACGCGCATTTGGTAAACGCCGGTCACAAGGCGTATTACTGGAGCGACAAAGACAGCGGCCAGCGGGTACTCGGCAGCGGATACCTGACGAAAGCCCAAAAAGCTGGAGCGCAGGCAGCGGGCGCAAAAATGAAAGCTAAGAGCAAGCAAGCCCTAGAGGTAGCAATCAGAAAGGCGGCCAGTAAATGAGCGCAGTCTGCAGCGGTCTTAGAACCTACCTATTGACGATAACCGACGTAACGGATTTAGTCTCAACGCGGATCAGGCCAGACGCCCTAGCGCAGAATGAGACGTTTCCGGCGGTAGTCCTGAGCGAAACACGCAGCGACCACATGCACACTATCAGCGCATCGGCTGGTTTTGTTGAATCGCTGGTAGAGGTGGCTTGCTTTAGTTCAACACGGCTACAAGCCGAAAGCGTAGCGGAAGCAGTTCGGCAGGCATTACAAGGATACACAGGCACGGCCGGCAGTGAGTCGGTTAAAAGTTGCATTTTAGAAAGCCGAGACAGCGGGTATTTAGTACCTAACGACGGAAGCGACGACGGCCTATATGTAACATCATTAGACTTTAGAATCGTATTTACGGAATCAATTCCGACATTTTAACAAGGAGCTTTTACAGTGGCTTTACAAACTGGAAACGGTGTTACCATCGTGTTTGGCACCAGCGGTTTCACCGCAAATTACACACGAATCGGCGGTACCGAAATGAGCCGCGAAAGCATCGAAACTACGCATTTAGGAACAAGCGATTATAAAACGTTTGTTCCCGATGACCTGATTGACGGCGGCGAGTTTAGCTGTGAATTCTATTGGGACCCGGCTTTTACTACGTTTCCTCCGATCAGCGCAGACGCGGAAACAATCACAATAACCTACACAACAGGCGAAACGCTGAGCGGTTCCGGGTTCCTGACAAGTAGCACAGGGCCAGACGCTGAAAACGGTTCTTTGTTGTCAGGTGAATTTAGCATTAAATGGGCAGGACAACCGACCTACGCCTAAAACCTAGAAAGGGGATAAAATGAAAGTATCATTCGAACCACACCCAAACGAGTCGGTTGACGACGTTCAAAAGATTTTATTAGACGGTGTTCACGTTGGTTACTGTGGCACGAAAACCGGCCGGCCTATATGTTTTATAACGCCGGTATCCGGTGACGTGTCGAAGTTAGTCAAAAAGGCGGTAGCAGAAAACGTCGGCGAAGCGTCGAGCGTTAACCAGCCGCCCGAATCGGTAGAGATTGAAGGGGTAGACGATGACCATAGCGACGAAGAATGATTTATTTTCAAGAGCCGGCCGACGGTTTAAGACTGTAGAAATTGCAGATTTGACGTTTCGTATTAAATCACTAAGCGAAGCCGAAAAAAGCAGGTTCGAACGCGCAGTCGTAAACAAGAAAACCGGACAGGTTAACATTGACGCGCGGCGACGCCTAATCATAACTATGTTAGTTGATGACAAAGGAGAGCCGCTGTTGACGTTGGCTGATATGGAGGCTTTAGGCGAATTAGACGGGGCAATTATTGCCGCCCTGTTTGATGCGTGTAGTGATTTTGCAGGTTTCGGTGATAATGAGATAGAGGAACTGGAAAAAAACTGCGAAACGATAGCCGCCGCCGTTTCGCCTACAAGCTAGGCCTAGCCTTAGGCGTTTGGGACGTCCCCCAAATGCTTGAAGATATGCCGGCGGAAACTTTCGACGAGTGGATAGCGTTTTATCACGTGGAACCGTTCGGCGAAGAATGGCTACAGACTAGCTACCTTTGTTCAATAGTGTTAAACCTATTGGCAAAGAACAAAAGCGACCTGTTAGAGCTAGATGCGTTTGTTCCAGAATTCAAACGCAAAAAGAAAAAACAGGTTATAGACGACCAGTATATTAACGCGATGAGGTACGGTAAAAAGAATGGCTAGCATCGGATCAATAGCCGCTACGTTTGTAGCTAAAACTGCACCTTTTGAATCAGGCGTTAAACGTGCGCGCGGTTCTATGGACTCGTTCGGGAAGTCTGTAATTAAAACAGCCGCAAAGATTGGCGCGGCGTTAGGTGGTATCCAGTTTTTTAAGACTGGGATAGGATTAGCGGCTCAATTAGAGCAAGATATTATCGCCATTAAAGCGTTTACGGGGTCACTAGAAAGCGCTAATGCACTGATCGAACAGCTAACAGAATTTGCTGCTAAAACACCGTTCCAATTAAAAGAACTAATAGGGTCAACTAAACAGCTTTTAGCGTTTGGCGTTAGTGCCGATAAAGTGAAAGATACTTTATTTGTGTTAGGCAACCTAGCCGCAACGGCAGATGCTAACATCGGCGACCTAGCACAGATTTTTGGCAAGATTAAAAGCCAGGGCAAACTAATGGGAGAAACGCTAAATCAGTTAGCTGAGCGTGGAATCCCTGTTATTAGCGCCTTAGCCGATCATTTCAAAGTACCCGAAGAAGCCATCCGGGAGATGGTTAGTGCTGGGCAAATTTCATTTAACGATTTTGAAGCCGCTATGAATTCTTTGGCGGGCGAGGGGGGGCAGTTCGGCAACGCAATGGCCGAGCAAGCCGACACGTTAAAAGGTAAATGGTCTACGTTTAAAGATGCTATTGAAAAACTATCAAGAGAAATAGGGCAGGCGCTAATTCCTGTGATGAAAGATTTGCTAAATGTCGGGTTTGTGGTCGTCGAATGGATACAAGGGCTAGACATGGATACCGTTAAATTTACGGCGTCCGTAATTGCAGGCGTAGCAGCGTTTGCTTTAACGATAAAAATAATTGGTAAAGTAGCGAGGGTTGTTAAAACCTTTATTACGACGTTAAGAGCATTAGCAGCAGCTAAAGCCACGGCAATGGCATTTAGCGGGCCGGCTGGCTGGGCTATGTTAGCAGGCGCAGGGATTGCAGCGGCTGGCGCGGTTGTTGGTATTAACGCGGCATTTGATTCTATATCTGGCGGCGCAGACAAAGCGACTAACGAAATAGACAGGTTAGCTAACAGCACTCAAAATATGGAGGCTGTAGCGGCCGGAACCGAAAAAATAGGCGATGTCGCCGAAAAGAACACAAAAAAGCTAGAGCAGGAAAACAAAGAGCTAGAAAAGATGGCTGAGCGGCTAGACATCATAGCAAACCGCGCAGGCGTAGGCGTTGCAATACGTGGAACCGTACAAGCGGCCGAGGCTAGGACGCATGCAATAAAGAATCTAGAAAAACATCAGGTAGCGCAGTTAAAAGCGCAACAAGAAGCTAACAAGCATTTAGCAAATATTGAAAACAACACAGGCAAACAGCCGGCAATAGTGGGTATATAATGGCAGTAACAAGCGTAAAGATTTTACATGACGGGTGGACGGGATCAGGAACCGTCGGCGCCGGTGTTACGTTTAACGTTATCTACCAAGTAGAAGTAGACGACCGGAACGACGGGCCTGATGTTTTGCTAAGTGCCGACGACGGGACAACGCGCGTTCCTAGGCCGGGCGACTCTTACCAAGTAGGGAACGATTCAGACCCGTTTTCATTTGTAAAAAGCGTTAGCCCATCGCCAGTAGCTGAAAAAGTTTGGAATGTTACCGTAGTATTCAGCCCGTTAGAGCCGGGCGAAAGCGAAGACGGGCCGGAAGGCCAACAGCCGAATGGCTTAGACCCAAACAGACGACCTACAGACAACCCATTAGACGAAAAAGTTGTTATATCTGTTTCTAGTGTAAACGCAAAACGTGCAGCAACAGCTTCGGCTTACATCGGACAATTAAACGTACAGGGGTTAAACGTGGGGTTTGATGCAACGGGTTTTATACCAGGGTCTCCTAAAGTTGCGTTAACGACATCGCCAGACGGTAAAGGCGGTATTAGAGATAAAACACCAATCACAAACAGCGTTTTTACACCGTTTGACCCGCCGCCGGAAATTGATTATTCACAGGTGCGCGTTTCTATTAATATGAATTTAAAGTTCGCGCCGGTCGGCTGGCTAGATTTTGTAAATTCTGTTAATGCTCAACCGATATCATTTACGGACGGTTTTAATATGTTAGCCGGCGCTCAGCCTTTCGCCTGTAGATGTATGGCGGTTAGCTACAGCGAGCGAATTAAAAACGGGGTATTCTTTTGGTCAACTGACATAGAATTTTTAATAGATAATCTGTTTACGCATCGCCTTGACATACTAGACCGAGGGTATTGTGAAACCAGCAATAAAAAGGTCAGCGAAGCGACGACGAAAAATAATATTGTAGATGAAAACGGGTTACCGTTAGCTGACCCCGTTTTATTAGACGGAAAAGGTAAGCAGTTAAATATAGAAGTTTCGGACGGCGTGTATTTACGATACGCAGTTTACCCCGAGTTCAATTGGAATTGGTGGGGAATAAGCAACCCGCAAGCCTTACAACATAGGATGAATAACTGATGGCTGATATAATTTGGACTAACGGCAACGCTGACGGCGATTGGGCTAATACGGCTAACTGGCTCGGCGGTGCGATCCCAGCGGCTGGGGATAACGTTTACTTTACGAGCGAATATATCGGCGACGTAACAACGAACCTAGACAGAACCGCTGATGGTACGCTAGGTAATCTAATTGTCGAGGAAGGATACAGCGGCAAAATTGGAAGTAAGGCCGGCTATTTAGAATTAATATGCGGCGGGGTAACGTTTGACGGTTCCGGCTTATGCTTTATCGACGTCAACACGTCGGCAATAGATATAACGGTTACAGGCACCGCTAGAGCGGCCACAGGACAACAGGGGCTTTACCTGAAAGGCTCGGCTATTGACGAATTAAACGTTACAGGCGGCACCGTAGGCGTAGCGGCTAGAGCTGGGGAAACAGCAACAGTAGCCACGATTAACGTAAACGGCGGTACCGTAAACGCTGGCTCAGGTGCAACCCTGACGACGTTAACGGGGTACGCTGGGGCTATGAATAGTAAAGCCGGCCTAACAACCGTTAACCTAATTGGCGGCAACGCAAAGGTAGAGGGCAACATTACAACGGCTAACCTAGAAGCCGGCGTTTTAACTTACAACGGGTCTGGAACAATTACGACATGTAACGTTCAAGGCGGCACGGTTGATTGTTTTGCAACTGCACTGGCTCGCACGATTACGACGTTAAACATTAAGCCCGGCGGCGGTATTATTTACGATCCGGACGTTGTAACTGTTAGCACATTAACGAGCAACGGAAACCCCATAAATATAAGTTCTACCGATGCCTAAAGGGTTTATGCTGACGGCTGAAGCCGTCCGAAAAATAAAAGCGGATCACGAAAGCCTGCGCCTAAGAGTTAGAGAGCTAGAAGGTAAGGCAGCGCGCGCACCGTCTCAAGTAGCTATAGAGAACATGATTTATGTTAAAGTTACGGAATTGGTAACCCCAGCGGAAGACGGCGTTTTAGGGACTGGTAAAGCCGTTGTTCAGGAATTCGATAAAGAAGACAAAACCGTAGGAAACCAAACGCGGCGGGAGGAGTACGGCGGCCCTGACGAAGATAGAGAAATAGACGTTTATAACGAGTCGCAAATACCGGTATTTGTTAATTCTATCGTTCTTTGTTTTCGAGACGTTAAGAGCGGCCTGTTTATTTTAGAGCCGATACAAACAGCAATAGGCAAGGCGCCTAACGGAATCAGCGCGCGCAGCGGAACCAGTGCAGGCAGTGGACAGGTAGATTTTTATTATTTATCGGATGGTGCGCTTACCTATAGCGGCTACGGATTAACCGCATATAATATTGCGGATGGAGCGGTAGCCGGCGGCCAGTACGTAATGATCAAGCGCAACGCTAACGGCAATAATTGGTACGTAGATATGGCAGAGTGCGAGTAGATGCTATCTAGATTTAATTCGGGGTGCGATTGTGACTGTTGCATTGTTTACCGGTCAGAATTCTGCAAGCATTGGCATCAATCCGTTTTTGAGCGGCGATACTTTGGCAATATAGACGGCCATCCATCACGTATGAACCTAAACGGCGGTACGTTTGATCAAGAGGGCGTATTTATTGAGGATGGCGTAGGCGTTAATCCAAAGGTCTGGGAAATTCGTAATGATGCTTGCAATCAAAATTTAAATGATTGTGAAGATAACGTTGATCCCAAAGATTATACGTACAGTGCTAGTCACTATTTAACACCAACGACTAATGTAGCAAACACCTATTTAAAAACTAAAGTAATCGCTAACAAATTTAATTGGTGGATGTATACCTTTTGGGACACCTGCGATTCAAATGACGGCAGCCATTGCTGGGACGCGACAGAAAGCGAGCCGGTCAGCAACCAAAAAATGGTTTTTATCTTTGATTATGTAGACAAAGATAATTGGGTAGGCATCGAGGTAGAATATGCGCCGGATTTTGACATTACACCCGGTGCGGTACAGAGTATCTTTAAAGCTAAAGGCCGCCAAAATACCGAGGGCGTTCTGTCAGATTTAACGGAAGAAACAACCCTTGATCTAGGCATTAATGATAACAAAATAAATGTTGGCATAGATATTTTCGTTGATAACAACAGCGACTGCGGCAATATAGATTTTGTTAATATGCAATTCCAAAATGTTGAATTTAGTTTTGGTTACACGCCCAAAAACGGAGACTATATTGCATTAGTGCAAAGCAGCAATTCCGGCGTTGTTGATACGATCACTTGTGATTCGCAAGAATACACAATTGGCGGCGGATTTGGGATCTACAACTGGGTCCATCAGTACATGGAATCGGAGCAAGCCGGATGCGCAGAATTGCCGGAGGCGACTTGCTGCGATTGTTTTATTCCGGCTGAAATGGACGTAACTTTATCGGGGTTTTCAGATGATGATTGTGGTTGGTGCGATACGGAATTAGACGATACGTTTACTTTGATTTATCGGGGGCAAAGAGACGTTTTACACGTGCCATGCGACGAAGACCCTCCCTATTATCGGACGTGGTGTGAATGGGGCTATTTTTACAGCGAATACGATACTGCAACCTGCGAAAAAGAAAAACCGTGGCCGCATGGGGGAAATACCGACGTCTCTATTTACACAATGCGCCTACGAGTTAGGCATTACGAATATTTAGACCCCGACGCTGTAACAAACTACCGCTCTGATTGGATCTTTGAAATTGTTTTAACACATCCTAACGTAGGCGCCCCAGATTATTTTCTAGAAACTAACCTTTGTCATTATCACTGGAAATACACGCAGGATCATGGAACCGAATTAACGAAAAACTGCAATTTAACAGGGTCAGAAGAATTTGAATATCTTGATGCTTTTGAAGGTGAAGACGATTGTGTTGACGAAGACGAATTTCCTTATTATGGGTGTTCTATGTCATACCAATCAGGTCTGGAGCTGCTAACATATGAAGTAGATTTTGATGATTGGTGTGAAACGATGGGGAGTGTAACGGTAGAGCGTGGTTGATTGTATTTTTAAAAAGTCTGGCAATATTTACCAGTGTTCAAATTGTGGAGCTACTAAAAAGAAAGCAACCCGCAGAAATTGCAGCCTAAAAAAAGGTTTTGGTGATACCGTCGCAAATATCACAAAAGCAGTCGGCGTTAAGGCGTGCGGCGGTTGTAACAAACGACGCGCAAAACTGAATAATCTAACAGCAACGCCGGCTTATAGAAACGCCCGGTTAATACGTACCGCCGAGCTAGTGAAAGATTCTATAAAACTAGCTGAGCAGGTGCCGCCAGAAGTAGACGGCGTTTGCGGGATACCGCGCAGCGGGATGATACCGGCCAGCGTAATAGCGGCCCATTTGCATTTACCGCTATACACCTACCACAAAGGGCAGGTTAAAAACGTCGGCAAGGGATCACGGCTAAACAATACGGAAGCACAAAATATATTATTTGTAGATGATACGACGATGATGGGTAGCACACTAAAAAAGCTGGAAAGCGTCAAGGGATTGAAGGCTAGCGTGTACGTTAATCCGCACAGCCCGCGCAAGCCTGACCTATACACAAAAGAATTAGAGCCGCCGCACTTGTTAGAGTGGAACCTGTTTAATAGCGGCTTTTGTAAAAATATGGCTTTTGACATGGACGGCGTCATATGCCATGATCAGCCGCCGGAGCTATGGGGTAAGCGGGTAGAGCGCCCGCGATACTTGCCGAGGCGTAGCCCGGTAACAATAATAACGGCAAGGCTAGAACGCGACCGACTGGCTACCGAATCATGGCTGAAGGATCACGGGGTAACCGTTGAAAAGCTGGTTATGTTTCCCGGCACTGAGGTTGACAGATTGCAACCGAAAGCAGTTAGCGAGTATAAGGCCAAAGCGTTTAAGGCGTCCGGCAAAGATTGGTACGTTGAAAGCGATAGCATACAGGCGCGAGAAATAGCAGAATTAACAGGCGCGTGGGTTATTTGCACAGAAAACAGTAAGGTTTATTGATGGTGGGCAGAAAGAAAAGATATAGAGATAAAGACGGTCAATTTATCTATACGCATGAGGAACGCCAAGCGGTTACCAAAAAAGCTAGCCGTCAGGAGTATAAGCTGGATAAAATAGATGCTAAGACGGAAAAGGCCAAAGCGGTCGCGTCGAAGCGTAAATGGACGGCGATTTTGGTAATCGCAGGCGTGGCCGCCTTTGGCCTATTCTCGTTAAAAGGATGTTTGCCAATATGAAAAAGTGGTATCAGTCAAAAACCATATGGTTTAACGTGTTGACGTTTGTTGTATCATCTTTGACCGCTCTTGTTAATGGTGAGTGGATACAAGAAAACCCAGAAAGTGCCGCGATAGTATCGGGCGCGATTGCTATAATAAACATCGTTTTACGCAAGATCACGAAAGACGAAGTAAAATAAATGGTAGCGAAACCCACAGCTTCGAAAATATGTCGCCCGCCTAGCTTTTTGATAGACGGTACTAGCGAATCAGCGCCGGTTTCATTGACTGAAATAACCGAAGTCATAGCGGCGTCGTCTGATGATGGATTTATTCGGGAAGAGTTTTATTACGGATCGCCGTCTACTACTGCTTTTACGTCAACAAATGACGAGATGAAAGTTGGGCATGAAGACAACGACATGGGGCTAGTTAAATACTTCTGGAGCTTCTTGCGGTTTACGACCATAGATATTCCGCAAGGATCAACGATTGCATCGGCAAAAATTCAAATGAAGTATTCCGGGTTTCACAGTAACAGCGTTGGCGAAACTATTAAAATATCCGCCGAAGATGTAGACGATGCAACGGCACCTACGAACACGTCAGACGTTATCAATGCAACACTGACAACAGCTAATGCTACTTGGACTATCCCGAGTATGACAACGAACGTTTATTATGATTCGCAGGACATAACCAGCGTTATACAAGAGATAGTCAACCGCGCCGGCTGGACAGCTAACAACGATATAAATATTATCCTACACGACGCCAGCACTAGCGCCGACTGGTACGCGCGGTGGTGGAGTCACAACAAAGGCGCAGCGCACGCGCCAAAAATGGTCATTAATTATTCTTAGAGGTAGAAGATGTACACCTACGATAAAGTTTTTACGACGCAAACAGCTAACGGCTCGACTAGCTCGCTAAATTGGGACGGCCGCGAGGGTCAGGTGATGGCTTCCGGTACTTGGGACGGAGCAAACCTACAATTAGAAGTAAGTCCGGACAGCGGCACTACGTGGATCAGCGTCGGCGACGAAGGAAAGCTAGAAGCAGACGGGGCGTTTAATTTTAGCCTGAACCCTTGCAACGTTCGTTTAACTGTAGCCAGTGCTGGAGCTTCAACCAGTCTAAACGCTTGGATTACATCCGAAGAATACGGCAGCGCCAAAGTATAACGCGAGAACCTCCGAAGGGTAGCCGGCGGCGTGGGTTTCGATCCGCCCGCCGGCGACTTTTACTATGCAAGAAGACATAAACGAAATAAAGCTACTATTAGAACGCCTCACAGCCCGCCTAGAGCCTATCTGTAAGCTACACGAGGGAAACGGTCTGCCGCCGCTAGGAACGCGGCAGGCGCTCGCTGAAGACCGTATAGAGAAGATGGAAGACCAAAACAAATGGTTAGCCCGTAGCACGTTTACGGCGTTAGCTGGGGCGGTCGGTTCTATCGTCTGGCACTTGCTCACAAAATAAACATGGGTGTTTTTTGAATATTCGTGTTTTCTTTATGGGTTTATTGTTGACAACTGGCAACAGACAGTCGATATTAATAATCCCCGAGGGGGGCGGCGGGAAGCCGAAAGCAAAACCTGAAATCTTAAAACTGAAAGCTAAAACGATGAAAACTGAAAAACATTACGAAGCACTGACACGAATCGCTAAAAGTAATTTTGAAGCATATACCGAAATGGTCGATCAATACGAAACAGCCGATGATTGTCGCGATTCATTTTGTGGCAACACTGGCGATACGGTTCGCGAAAACGTTAAAGGTTGGGATCAGGAGGACGTTGACTATGCGGTCGGCACATACATTAATCTAATTCGTGAATACCGAGAAAAGTTAGCTGACTTTGTAGCTATTAAAAGCGACGGCGAAATCGTTGACAATAGCGGTTTAACTTGGGATCAGCAAGTCAAATGGTACGACGCTGTGGCAGGTGTTGCCCTAACAGCGGAATTTGACGGCTTCGGCTATGTAGGAGAAGAATTTTACGGCGATGAAAGCCTAATAGACACAATCAAAAACAGCGAGCTATTTTTGAAGCTCAAATGTTGCATTGAAGAAAACGAAATCGACCGTCTAAACAAACTCAACGGCGTTGATTCTAGCGGGTACGCACAGTAACGAAGTCGAACTAAACCCCGCCGCCCTTCGGGGCGGCATATTTTAACGGTGACACATGCTAAACAAAATAGAAGACAAACGCGAGCGGCTCGGCCTATCTATCGCAGAAGCGGCAGACAAGGCGGGGCTATCGCGTAGCGGTTGGCACCGGATCATCAAAGGCGAACGGACGCCGAAATTACAAACCTTAGAAGCAATGGCCAAAGCTGTTGGATTAAAATTAAAAGTAGAGATTTAGAATTATGAAACATGAAAACATGAGCGTAGCAGTAATTAAAATCCCCGAACAAGTCAAAACGCTAGGGGCTGAGTTAGCAGAGGATCATGTGTCGCTATTTGACGACTTGAGCTACGAGCGAGCCGTGACGGAGTTAATGTGTGACTGGGCGTTTTCAGAATGGCTTGTCAGAAACCGTGTTTATCATGAATGGGACTCAGAATGGGGAAGCGAGTTTACATGTGAGGCAATGTATACCGGCCAGCTAATTGGCTTAAAAATTCACAGCATTTACGCGGGTAAAGATTTTGACCCAGCAAGCGAAGGCATCAGGACGTCATTTTACGATGTACACATCAATACAGATATTGATTGCCACGTGCTTGTTAGGTACGACGGGCAAAATGCCTATATTTACGGATGCGCAGCGGCTGAGCATATTAAGCAAAAGGCGAATATCTGGGAACTACGGCCGATGATCCTACAGCTTGAAGCCGACGCGCTACCAGTGGGGGCTGACCTACTACTTGCAGGCTTGGGACGTACCGAGGAAGAACAACACCCGCTAGACGGGCTTTTAGATTAGGGGCTATTATGAGCGACTTAAACACGATATTAAATAACTTAGACAAGGCCGGATTCAAGGTCAGGCCGTTAAAACCTACTATTTACCAATTTGAGGGGATTAAAAATGAGCAGATTAAAAGCAGTGAAACCAGAAGCAAGAGGGAGCCAGCGCGCAAAGATAATAATAAGCGGCGGGGCTGGAGTTGGAAAAACCTATTTTGCCTTAGACTTTCCTAGCGTTTATTATATCGACGTTGAAGGCTCGGCCGAGCGTAGCCACTACGCCGAAAAGCTAGCGAAAGCGGGCGGGGCGTACTTTGGAATCGACGAAGGAAGCCAGAGCCTAAAAGAGGTTACCGAGCAGGTTATCGGGCTGGCTACCGAGGATCACGACTTTAAGACCGTCGTGATAGACAGCTTTAGTAAATTGTATTCTATCGCGTGTTTTGAAGCCGAGGAGCGAGTCGGTAACGATTACGGAGCGGACAAGAAAGAAGCTAACAAGCCTACCCGGAAGCTATTACACTGGCTCGGCCGGCTGGATATGAACGTTATTCTAATCTGTCACCCGGCTGACAAATGGGAAAAAGGCGAGGTCATAGACACGACGTTTGACGGAATGAAAAAGCTAGATCACGAGCTAGACCTATGGCTAGAAGTCACCAAAGAGGGCAAAAGCAGGAAGGCTAGAATCCGCAAGAGCCGGCTAGAGGGGTTCGAAGGTGGCGAAAAGATACCGTTTAGCTTTGACGAATTCAGCGAGCGTTACGGGGCTGACCATATCAGCGCGAAACGTGAAAAACTGCACGAGGTCGCAACCGACAAACAGGTTAACGAGCTTAGCGCTCTTACTGTAGAGGCTGGGATAGGCCGCCAGACTATCGAAGATTGGTTAAACCACGCCGGCGTCGAAACGCTTGACCTAATGCCAGCCGACGCCGTTAAAAAGTGTATAGCACATTGTAAAAACAGGATTAAGTCTAATGGTGCCAGTTAGCCGCAATCTAACCGACAAACTAAAGGTGGCCGACTGGGTAGGGTTCGATCCTGTCTATTTACAAGGGCTGACACTATCCCAGATCGACCGCAAGATATACAAAGAATTTAAGATAAGAGTCGGCCGCCGGTCACTCGTTGAAATACTCAATTTTTATAAGGTGCAATACAAATGCAATTTGATCCAAAAGACGTTAGCGAACAGCCAGAACGAAAACTAATAGCCGAGGGGGAATATGATTTTGAAGTTATCGACGCCGAGAATACAGTCTTTGAAACCGATGGCGAAGAACATAAGCAGATTAAGCTAAAACTACGTATATTCTGCGATGAAGGAACTATTGTTCTCAATACGTGGGTAGGTTACCCGGTCAACAAGCTGTGGCGGCTTCGGGACTTTTGCCGGTGCGTAGGGCTTGAGAAAGCGTGGGAGTCAGGCCAAGTAACGCCCGATGATTGTCTAGGTAAAGCCGGTGAATGTGTCGTTGGTATCTGGAAAGAACGAAACACGATTAGAAAGTTTTTGCCAGAAAACCAAGAGGTAGGAGACTCTAAGCCTAAGAAGTCAAAAGGCGTTAAAACACCCGCTGACAACTTCTACAGCGACATTGACGAAGCATCCAAAGAAGATGATTTTCCATTTTAAGACAGTCGGCCGGCGCTAGTAGAGGTGGCGCCGGTTTCGCGTCTGGCGGTGTGTTGCCGTCAGGCGCTTTTTAGGAGGGGTAAACATGATATCAGAAACTGAACACGAAAACCTAGCCGAGGCAGTTAGAAACGCATTAAACGACGTTTCGCACGGCTTAAAGGTGGTTAATGACGTATTAACCGATTCACGGTTTAAAAAGGCTAATAAACGAATAGAGCTAGCCACACGGGCAACGCTGGAAAACTATCAAGATCAGTTAAACATCAGCAAAATAGCACTTTCGTTAATCTTGCGAGATATTAGCACCGATAAGAAGTACAAAGCCGACCGCAAACTCTCGACGGTTGGCTAACTGGGTTTAGGCTCATCCACAGGGGTTGTTTGGTGGATGGGCCTTTTTTATTTGGAGGGGGAGAGATGCAAGGATTCATAAAACTACATCGCAGGCTGTTAGAGTCAGAGGCATTTGAAGACCCGCGACTATTAAAAACGTGGCTGTGGATATTGTGCCGAGCAAACTTTAAGCCGGTGATCCTGAACGATGGAACCCAGCTAAAAACGGGCGAGTTTGCGACCAGTTACAACCGCGCAGCACTAGCGTTAAACTGCACGCCGAACACTGTAAGAGCGCATTTTAGGCGTTTGTCAAAAATGGGGCAAATCTACACACGGTCTAACACACGGTTTACCGTCGTAAGTGTCTGCAATTACAGTAGTTACCAACATACAGACGGCGAAAGTTACACACCACCTGCACAACCAACTAATACACCAATTGAGTTACCAACTGCACAGCCGGCTGCACACAGAAGAAGAAAACAAGAAAACAAGAAAACAAGAAAAGGGGGTTTTGTTTTTTCTGGTAGTGAAAAGAGACAAGAGGCACTAGCCAAGTGGAGCGAGTACAAAGGCAATAGCTACACCGACCAGCAGAAAGAGGCCCTTCAAAAATCCTTAGACGGTTTAACAGACGCCGATGTAGAATTGAAGGTTAATAGGGCGATTGCTTCAGGCTGGAAAGGCCTCGGCGACCTGACGCCAGAAATACGAGACAACCCACAGCCGGCGAAGGCGTGGCGAAATAACGAACGGAAACGCGCGGAAGTCCACGACCTAAGAAAACGAATAGAAGCGGCGCGGAAAGCCGGAAGTACTGAAACAGTTAAAGCACTACAAAAGGAGTTAGAAGCATATGCGAGCGAGATACTGTAAGCCCGGCGAGAATAAGCGGGTTAGGATCATCACTAATAACGTGGATGCACTGGCAAAGCTAGATAAAACATTAGACGGTCAAGGGTTCCATCAGGTAGGATTGGTTCGGTTTTTGTTGCACCTAATTACGGCAGGACGCCGAAAGCGGGCAAAAATTGATAGTCCTAGAAAATGAAAAGCTGGTAATCCTAACGCCGCCGGGAACGGAAGCGGACACGATTCACAGGGCTATTTGTTCTAGACGCGGTGCCTACTGGGTTTTAGGCACTAACGCGAATCAGTGGGTAGACGAACACACTAACCGAATACCCGATAAATGGCTGAGTTACGAAAGGGCTATGGTAGTCCGTAACCCGTTCACTAGAATGCTAGCTCTATTTGACCACTACAATTTACAGCGCGAAAGGGTTATTAATTCTAAGCCCTACACGCTAGCGGAGTTTATAGGCAATCTTGCAAGGTTAGACTGGTTTTATAGCGAGAATATAGCCGACTGGGTGAGCTTTCACGAGCCGGTAAAGCTAATACACTATGAGACAATCAACAAAGACCTAAAAAACATGGCCGGCATAACAACGCGGCTAAAGCTACCAAAGCGGGATAACTGGCGTTATGAGTGGTACAAAGCCGGCGCTGACCTAATAATCTATTACCGAGCGTACGCCGTGCAAGATGTGTTCAGATATGGCTACGCCGAAAAGGTAATTAGCGAGGCTGAGGCTAGATTAATGGGGAACCAATGACCAACAGCAAACAAAAAGGGAAACGCGGCGAATTGGAATTGTGTCGAGTACTTGAGCGGTGCTTACCGGGTACAAGCTGGCGACGATCCCAGCAGTTTTGCGGGGTAGCTGGCGACGCTGATTGTGTAGGGGTGGACGGCTTACACGTTGAATGTAAACGGGTAGAGTCAGGCACAAAGACCGTTTACAAGTGGTTAGAGCAGGCGGTTAGCGACGCGAAAAACACTGATGTCCCGATTGTATGCCATAGGGCAAACGGGGAGGACTGGGTTGGAATCGTGTATTTAGAAGATTTAGAGCAACTTTACAAAGTTTTACGGGGGATATTTGATGAACGAAAAAGAGATATTGAAAAGGCTGATTGACGATCAGGCAAAAATAAAAGATTTAGAAAAGCAAATAACCACGATAGAAGATGAATGGTGGAGGCTTGCAGATAAAAATAGAAAGCTCGTCAAAAAAGCTATATATCCAGATGTAAACGCTATACATGAATTGACGCCACACGCTAAAGAGCAAGTCAATTTATATACAGATAAGGAGGAGTGGTCTTTTTACGTGCGAGTTACTTCGACGCGTTGGGGTAATATCGGTTATTCGTCATCACGCATGGAGCCGGGGGTATCATTATGGCCAAATGTAAAAGGCGTATTTTTAGATAAAGACTTCCAAGACAAAAGAAGCTGGACCTCAGACGTGCCTATTTATTTTTTAGGTGAAAAAGCGTCAAAGAAAAAAGCTAATGACGGCAAAGCAAAGCCTACTTGGGTTTATGTGATGATCGACAAAAATACCGGGCTTTACAAGATTGGCCGTAGTGTTAAGCCAAAAGCAAGAGAGCGAACCTTACAAAGCGAAAAACCGACTATAGAAATGCTGTTTTGTCACGAAGCGATCAATCACGATGAAAAAATATTACATGACATGTTTGCTGAAAAGCGTTATCGCGGTGAGTGGTTCACGCTAGATCATTTAGACCTAAGCAAAATAAAAAGATATTTCGAAACAAAAAAAACGTTTTTACCAAAACACGACAGAGAGGTTTTAGACCGCGACGTTTACGAATTTATAGAAAAATACAGGTGTGAAAATGTTGAAGCTGAATGACTTAAAAGCAAGATTGAGAAATAGCGTGGAGAGTAAACACGGCACCGATTACCTTGCAGATTGCAACCAATGCGGCGCAAAGCCTACACGCGGGTGGAGCTTTCGCGGGGCGTTTTTGGGCTGTGAGTGTAGCGTACTAACGAACGGATCAGGCGGCGGTTGGGGAACATTAGAGGCAGCATGGCAGACACTACAGGGGGCAAGCAATGAGTAAACGAAACAAACCGCCGGCGCATTATGACTTTAAAATTCAAGTCTGGGACGTCATCTATGATTGGGGGCTATGCTTTTGGCTTGGCAATGTCGTTAAATACGTATGTCGAGCCGGCATTAAGAAGGGCGAAAGCGAACTATCAGACCTGAAAAAGGCGCGAGATTATCTTAATGAGCGAATCGACCAGATAGAGGCTAGAGACTCATAGGCTCAAAAACAGCGTGTTTACCGTCGATCACGACGCCACAGCCAACTATAGGCTTTTGGTTAAACTTTCGGCCATAGCTCATAGCTAACGTGTCTACATCGACGCCACAGCCTACAGATAGGCCAAATATTAGTTGGTTCTCATTAGCGTAATAGGTGACGCCGGCCTGACCGTGTAAATGGCCCTGTACCCAGCTAGTAAAGTGTTCCTTAGCGTTTTTGAGAGCGGCACCGATACCGCCTTTACCTCGATCCCCATGAGCATAAAAAACGCCGTCGATTGTATGGGTACTGAACCTAGGCCGCCAATCCCAGTTAGGTGTATTCCAGACGTCGCCATAGTTGCGTAATAGCTGAGGCGGTATCCCTATAGTTACGGCTTTACGTTTGGGGAGGCTGTCATGATTGCCAGTCATGACAACGGCACGCGGAAACGCCTTATATAGTGCGCCTACTTGTCGTTTTGCTTGCTCATATTCAGCAAGGGCAGACGGTGCCGAGGGTTCTTTCTCATGATAACTAATAGCCGACCAGTCCACGACGTCGCCTATATGCACCACCTGTTTACACTTCCAAGCCGCATTAATATCTCTAAGGAAATCTATATAGTCATCACGCATAGCTGGGGCGTGAGTATCCCCGATCACAAGAACGTTAGCCATTAGCTACCCTTTCGCATTAGATAGATTAATTCTAATTAGCGAGCGTTTACGGTTCTACGTAATTTATATAATCTACATATCCCCTCAGCGGCGGTCGGTTGTCTCTTACCTAACCCCTCGGCCGGCCGTCGCTACTTTATGTTAGGTGGCTATTAAAGGGTTAATAGGTGGCTACTTTGGGGTTATTCGGTGGGCTTTGGTGGACTCTGGTGGGCTCAAAGGGGGGCTTTGGGGGGCTGAGCTGGGTATTACTGGGTCATTTACTGGGTATTACTGGGTGTATTGTCGTGCATACTTTGGTGCGCACAAGTGCATATTTTGCTAATAATTTATTAGTTACGTTGCTTAGGCGTTGCGTTGCATTGATATAAAACATCGTGTTTTATAGGGCTAAATAACAATTGTCGTTGCGTTGCGTGTTGCGTTGCATGAAAGGTAAATATGGGATTATGTGCCTACTGTATGCGTCGTAAGTGTAGCTGTACTACTACGCGACGCATTAAAAAGACATGGACTACCCCTGAGGGTACCCCCCTAGACTACAACCAAAGACGGGGCAGCGCTAACGCTAGGGGTTACAATCGGCGCTGGCGTAAGGCTCGCGAGACATGGCTAGCAAGGCATCCGCTATGCGTTGCATGTAAGGCAAAGGGTCGAACTATGGCGGCCAATGTAGTCGATCATATTAAGCCACATCGCGGGGATAGTGCGCTATTTTGGGACACCGAAAACTGGCAAAGTCTTTGCAATAAATGCCATAACTCCAAGACTGGCAAGGGTTTATAGACTAAATAGGGGTAGGGGGGTATTATTTATAGGGGCGTTTAGGCTGTAGAC